TCTTTATCCAAAAGGAAAAGCCCGGAGCGAAAAGGAAAAGGTCATGACCTGCCGCGCATTGAAACGATCATCGCGGATGCCGCTGGATCACATGGGCCCGAAGTGGCCCAATGGGCTAAGCGTGTCCTCGGAGTGGAGCTCATGCCCTGGCAGCTGCACGTGCTCAACGGTCAGCTCAGCGTCAACGCCGAAGGTCGATGGTGCAACCCCCTGTCTCTCGTCAGTGTCGCACGACAAAACGGCAAGACGGTCGCGCTCAAAGCGCTGCTCGGTTGGTGGCTGACTGATTACTCGAGGCACGCAGGGCCGCAAACGATTCTGACCACAGCCCACCGGCTCGATCTGGCGACTGCACTGTTCCAAGACCTAGCGCCGATACTCGAGGCGAAGTTTGATGTCAAAGCAGTGTGGGCTTACGGTCGTAACAGCATCAAGATTGGCGACAGCGCATGGCACGTCAAAGCTGCACGCCCAAGCGCCGGTCACGGCATGAGCGTTGACCTGATCCTTGCCGACGAAGTATTCGGCATCGACTCCGAGACACTTGACATCGGCCTGCTGCCTACGCAACGTGCACGACCCAATCCGCTGTGCTCGATGTGGTCAACGGCAGGCACCGAGGAATCAGTAGCGATGCTGCGTTGGCGTGAGCAAGGCTTACGTGCAATCGATGAGAATAAGAGCACTGGAATTTACCTGGCTGAATACTCGCCACCGCCAGACATTGAGCCGATGAGCGAAGCCGCGTGGGAGTACGCCAACCCGGCGCTTGGGCATACGCTCGACATACGCACGATTCAGCAAGAGTCAAAGTCACCCAATCGTGCAGGCTTCCTACGCTCGAGTGTCAACCTATGGGTACAGTCCGAAATCTCTTGGCTGCCGCCAGGCAAATGGGAATCGCACGCAACCGACAAGCCACCGATGCCCGGTGGCGTGCTCGCGGTCGAGGTGGCGATGGAGGATGGGCGCTACGTCGCAGTGCGTTGCAACGCGAACTCTGCTGGGATGCTGACTGCGACTGTCGCGTTCATGTGCGAGACAATCACCCAGGTGTGGGAGCACATACGTCAGCAGATTCGCGACAACCCGAATTTGACTGTGGCAATCACGCCGACACTCGACACGAATTGTCCGACTGATCTAGCCAGGCGTCGCGTCATCGTCGGCTACCAAGAAATCACGCGCTACACATCGATGGTGCGTCAACTGATCAATGAGGGCCGCGTCAATCACACCGGCGAGACAATGTTGGCTGAGCATGTCGGTCGTGCTGTCGCAGTCAAGACGCCTGGCAGCATCGCGTTGAGCTCCACTAAGTCAGCCGGGCCGATTGAGCTTGCTCGATGCTTAGTGTGGGCTGTCGGATTGTCTGCAAGACCTCGCCCGATGGTCAACCGACCTGTCATTGCATCAAGCGCCTAGACTGACCAGCCATGGCATCACTATTCAGCTTGAAGCGCGGCACACCCAATCAGACGCAGGCGCGCATCGGCGCTGCCGGAGCTGCAGGCGACCCTTACGTCGGCAACTTTATGACCTACACCGTGGACTTCACCCGGTCACAGGCCATCCAAATACCGACCATCAGCCGCGCACGCGACCTGATTTGCGGCATGATCGGCTGCCTACCCATTCACCAATACACAAAACAGTGGATTGATGACGATTACGAGGATGTCGAGCTGCCCGACGACACGTGGTTCCATCAGCCCGACCCCAACGTGACGCGCAATTTCATTCTGAGCTGGACTGCCGACGACCTGTTCTTCTACGGTCGCGCATTCTGGGTAGTCACCAGCCGATTCGGCAACGGATTCCCAGCAACATTCACGTGGATTCCTGCCAGCAACGTGCAAACACGTGACCAGGCAGGCCCGATCTACTTTGGTGTTTCAAAAGAGGTGTATTTCAACGGCACACTGCTCAACCCAAATGACGTAGTGCAGTTCCTGTCACCGATTCAAGGCGTGTTGAGCGCAGGCGCACGCTCCATCCGCACCAACATCAACCTTGACACCAGCGCCGAGCGCTTCGCACGCAACCAAACGCCAGCCGGTGTGCTCAAGCAGACCGAAGGCGAACCGTTGAGCGCCGAGGAATTGAGCGAACTGGCTGCAGGTTTCGCAGCTGCACGAAACAACAACGCCATTGCCGCGCTTAACCAGTACGTCGATTGGAAAGAGTCGTACATGGATCCGAGCAAGCTGCAATTGACCGAGGCACGCACGTATCAGGCACTGGAAATGTCGCGTCTTGCCAACATTCCGCCATACCTGGTGGGCGCACCGACCGGCGGCGGCATGACGTACCAAAACGCATTGCAAGCACGCCAAGACCTGTACCTGTTCGGCGCAAAACCGTACATTGATTGCATCGAGTCAACGCTGTCAATGAACAACGTGACGCCACGCGGTCGCTACATCTACCTCGACGTAGAGTATTACCTGGAGGAAGCAAATAGTGTGCCGGGGTCGGACAACGCTGCACCGACTCCGGCGCAACCCACTCGAGAAATTGAGGACACATGATCAAGCTGACCGCCACCGACACGTTCATCATCGCTGAGGAAGGCGAATCCCCACGCACCATTTCGGGCGTCGCAGTGCCTTGGAACACCGAGGCGACCGTTTCGGATGGCACTCGCGTCATGTTTGAGCGCGGCAGCCTGGCAACCAGCGGCAAAAACCCGAAACTGCTCAAGTATCACGACGATACGGCCCCAGTTGGCATCGTCACCGGGCGTGTGGACTCAGAAAAGGGCATGCTGTTCACGGCCCGAATTAGCGCCACCTCAGAGGGCAACGACATGCTCGAGCTGATCAAGGATGGCGCGGTTGATGCCGTGTCGGTCGGCGTCAACCCGGTGGATTTCAGCTACGACGACCAGGGCACCATGGTCATCTCCAAGGGTGATTGGGTAGAGTTGTCGCTAGTCACCGCACCGGCATTCCGCGGTGCTACGATTACAGAGGTTGCAGCGACCGAAGCAAAACCGACAGAGGAGCTACAACCAATGACCGACAAGATCGAAACCGCCGCAGCAGTCGCTGAAGTTCCAGCCGCTGCACCAGCCGCACCAGTGTGGGCTGCAGCCAAGAAAGAGTTCAAGCTCCCGTCGGCTGCCGAATACATCAGCAAGATTTTGCGCGGTGGCGCTGAAGCACGCGAATTTGTCGCAAACATCAAGGCCGCTGCGCCAGATGTGACCACAAGTGATTCTGCTGGCATCCTGCCCGAGAACATTGTGGGCCCGGTGTACAACAATTTCCGTGGCCTTCGCCCGGTCGTCGATGCAGTCGGCGTAAAGGCAATGCCAGGTGGCGGCAAAGTGTTCCGTCGCCCCGAAGTGACCACGCACACCACGATCGGTGCCAGCAACGGCGAAAACGCCAACCTTGACGCAGGTACGTTCGTTGTCTCAAACAACAACGTGACCAAAGGCGTCTACGGCGGTTACGTTCGCCTGTCGGAAGAGGACATGGACTGGACTGAGCCCGAAGTGCTCGGCCTGCTGCTCGATGACATGGCGCGCATCTACGCCAACGAAACCGACAACGTGGCAGCAGACAACCTCGTGACCGGCGCAACGACTGGCGGCAACTTCACGTCAGCCAACTACCAAGATCCGGCTTACTGGGTCGAGCGCGTTTACACGGCAGCGCAGCAATCCTCAGCAACAGCAACGGCAACTTGCCAACGCACTTGTTCGTTTCGCCGAACGTGTGGGCAGGTTTGGGTCAGCTCAGCGACACCGCTGATCGCCCACTGTTCCCACAGGTCGGCCCGATGAACGCATTTGGCGCCGTGTCACCCGGCACCAGCAGCGCCACGGCCTTCGGCTTGACGGTTGTCGTTGATCGCAACTTCGCAAGTGACACCATGATTGTCGGACACCCGACTGGATACGAAATCTTTGAGCAGCAAAAGGGCGCAATCCAAGTCGAAGCCGCCGATGGCTCGCTGTCGCGTTACATCAAGTTCCGCGGCTACTTCGCCACACTGATGATCGATGCCAGCAAGTTCTACAAGTTCACCTGGGTCTGATCTAACTAGTTCGCCTCCTCCAAGCGACTAACGCCGTGGCGACGTACACCATTACCCACTCCCAGGTACTGGATAACGTCGCCACGGTACAGGTCTTACAGCCCACCAATTTTGAGGTCGGGCAGTCGGTCACGATCACTGGGCTGACTGGTTTTACTGGCACGCACGTCATCACGGCCCTGCCTGAGTATTACTTCACTGGCGTAAGCGACGAGGGCGATTACGAATACGACCCTGCGCGCATTATCCCTAATCAAATTCAGTTCGCGCTTACGGCAGCCGATCAGGAGCGTGCAGCTGCGTCAGGCAGCCTCACCTACTCGGTTACGTGCACGTGGATTGCCCAGGGCGACCTCGAGGATTACCTCGGCTACACCTTTACGAGCCCGAGCGCTGATTACGACATCATGGTCATGGCGGTCGGTGCAGCCAACGCATTCGCATTCCGTAGGCGTCAAGAATCGGGTTACTGGGATTCTCCAAGCACCGTGCCCGGGCTTGATGTCAAGCTTGGAACCACGATGTACGCAGCGGTGCTTTACCGCGAGAAGGGCAGTGTCGAGGGCTTGGCGTCGTTTGATCCGCTGGCTGTCGGTGGCCCGGTGGCAGGCAACTTCGGTCAAATCATGCGCCTGCTCGGTGTGAATAAACCGCAGGTCGCTTAATGCCCGACCAACTGTTCAAAACCGGCTACGACCAGCTCGTAAGCACATTGCAGGCCATCACAGGGCTAAAGGTGTTTGATGATCCGCGCACACTCAACCCACCATGCGCCTTGGTCGAGGCACCGACCATTTCGTTGAACACCAATGTCAACGCAGATATGGAATTTCGCGTCGTAATCATCGCGCCCGGCATCGGAGACAACCGAACGATGGACACGCTGCTCGATACAGCCGATCTGGTGCGCGAAGCCAAGATTGGGCTGACAGCGGCACGCCCAACAACGGTCAGTTATGGCGGCATGGATTACAGCGCCTACGAGCTCACCATACGCACCAAAGTAAGCCCCTAGGGCTACTAGACTGCGGATTGGCTTGCAGCGAGCCTCCACTTCAAGGAGTCACGTCACA